CCCGCCGCTCTACATTTTGGGTATCCTTTAGGGTCTGCGTCAGGTCTACCACATGGAGGATGTCCACCACCTTCTTTTTTTCTACATATATTCACCCAAGGTCCTTTTGGTTGTTTAGAACCCTTTGGTTTTTTCTTTGTACCAAACCAAACTGCCAAATCTTCATTAACTGTATGTACGTCGTGTGTGACAACATCGTAGGTTCCATTTTTATTTTTTTCCCAAACACCAACAACCCTATTTATATTATTTTTTAATGTTTTTTGTTTTGTATTATGGTTATCTTCTGTGTCAACAAACTCATAGTATGGTCCTAATTCAGATTTTTTCCATTTTTTTAAACCAAGCTCAATTGGTCCTGTGTAAGCACCTGCGGTAATCGACGTACTTGTTTCATTTAATATAATATTATCCAATTCTACCCATTCTTTTATTGGTACTACCTTTTTACCTTTACCTGGAGTTTGATTTATAGCATTACCGTCCTCATCACTAAATGTTGCATATGGATGATTTTTAATATAATTAGTAACTTTTTCAGCTTTTTTTTCTATTCTTTTTATTTGTTTTTTTGGTGTCCCCATATAACCATCATAACTATCATAATCTAAAAATGGAGAATCATAATTAGAGACTTTTTTTGTATATGGTTGGTTATTAGTATCTTTAAAATTACGTAATCCGTAAGTTAGTGGTGCAATATAAGACCCCCTACTTCCTGTGGATGTTGCTGTTACCTCATTTAAAACTTTTTTTATAATATAATCAATCATATTAATAAATATCACCTAATAATTTTTCTCATAGTACCGTCTTCATATACTTCAAAAATAACCCCGTTTGTTTCTGAACTTACTTGTGATCTAACAAAAAAACTTGTTAGTATAAGGAAAAAAATAAATAGAGAATTTTTCATAGGTGATTATTTTATTAATAAATACTTATGAAATTATTTATTATCAATCATTAATTAAAATGGTTGAATATATTATTATTATGAATTAGCAAAAACAAAAAAGGAGACAATTTCTTGTCTCCTTTTCTCTTATTCAATTTTAATTGATTATCTCAATTCTCTCAAGTCAAATGTTCTAACTCCATCAACTGTGATACGTCCGTAGAAACGGTTGTTAACCATTTTCTTAGCGTATCTTGTCATAATACCTTTGATAGGTGTAAAGTTGAATGGATTGTACATTGTAGGTGTTAATTGTAGAGGTACGTACGGTGCGTAAACATAACCTGTGTCTAACAATGAAGAACCTTTGTGACCCAACAATACTGTGTTTGGTGGGAAGTAAGGATCTCTATAGACTTGGTAACGTCCCGCTAATGTACCAACTCTTTCAATACCCATGTTGTATTGATCCTGCTCAGGAGATGCGTTAGATACGTGGAAGTATTCTAAATCATCAAAGATTGCTGAAACCTCAGAAGATACAACGATCCAGTTAGCACCACCTCTCAATGTTGATTTGTGGATTTGTGCTGAAATTTGGTTAATCGCAGTAATCAAAGTTTGGTTCCAATCTTTTTGAGTGTATTGAGTTAATGGATTTGCAGAAGTACCTCTTTTCCATCCGTTGTAATCCCAACGTAATGTCCAAGCCGCAGCTTTACGTAAGTCACGTAAAATTTCACGGTCAATTTCTGCTGCTACTTGCTCAGATAATAAAGCTGTTAATTCAGCTTCAGCATCGATGTTGTGGAATGCAGAAACGTCTTGTGCTAATTCAGGAGACCATTGTGCTCTTAATTTTCTTTCTGTTACAGATACAGTTACTGACTGTAAGTCAAAAGAAACCTCACCAATTTTGTCTTCGAATTCCAATTCTTGGTAGATTCTATACGTACATTTAAACGCCCCTTGATCACGAGTATCTAAAGTGTTAGGTGTTGTATACCCTGAATACCCATCTAAAGAGTTAGAACCAACTGAACATGGTACTTGAGTATCAACTTCTAAATAGATAACTCCGTCTTGTGAACAAATATCATCATAAGAACCACCGTTACCACCGTAGTTAGATGATGTACCTGGGAATGTTGTTGATCTTGTTGTACCGTATTGTACTATACCTTTACCATATTGTTGAGTAACAACTCTAAATAATTGTGCTCCAGATAAACCTGAGAATCCGTTTGGTGATGATGAGTTTGCGAATGGCTCAACAACTAATCCTGAAAGGAAAGCTTCGTTATCCATTTCGTTACCATCAGGACCGATTAATTTACCTTCACCTGCGTAGTTAAATCCGGACATAGCGATAAGTACTTTTCTATACTCAACGTTTTTACCATATCCTGAAGGAACTAATGCTCCTGAAGACCAAACAACAGTAGTAGCACTTACTGTTCTTGCTGAGAAAGAACCTTTTGAATAATCCCAAAGACCTGCAGGATCTAATCCTGGTTCAGTTCCTTCATAGAATCTATCATAAAGGTTTTTATCATTTGCTCCGTAACCTGTACCTATAGTTGTTCCGGTTGAACCAGGTGCACCAAGAGGTTGTTGGTGGTATCCACCTGATGTTGGATCTTGTCCCATATCATATCCTTGAATTTTAGGAATGAAGTAGAACAATTTACCAATTGGTAAGTTCATAGCTTGTACAGATACTAAATCGTTAGCTAATAATTTAGAGAATACACGTCTAACGATAGGAAAAACTACAGTTTCAAATGAACCTGAGCTATCTGTCGCAGCCGCTTCGTTAATTAAGTGAGACGCTTGGTTTTCATATAATTGTGCCATGTTCTCTTTAACGTGTCCTTTAAGACCGTCTAGGAATCCTAATCTATCCCATTTGTTAATTGTATCTTCTTTGATAACTTTAAGGTGTTTCAACCCGATGTTACCAACAAGACCTGATTCTAATAATGCTCCCATTTTTTTATTTTTAAATTGAGTTTATTTTTATTTTTTATTTTATTTTGTCCATTAAATCTCTCATTCTCATGAATTGAGGATTTTCATATGTTTTTGATTCAATTAAATTAGTTGCTGAACCGCTTTGTGGTGTTCTACTCACTCTTGTTTGAATAGATTCTGTTACTACAGAATTACCACCTTTACCGTCAAGTTCTTTTTTAATTGATTGATAAAGATTTTTAGACTCTTTCATTGATTCGACATTGTCAAATCTTCTAAGAATATTAATCTTTTCTTGTTTTGTTGTTGAATGTTCAGTAAACAATCTTGTAGAATAAGCTAAGTTTGAGTTAAATACTGCAACTTCATTAAGTTTATTTCTAAAGAAATCTAAAGCTTTTTTGTATTCTTCATTTTTCTCTCTTAATAAATTCATTTCTCTACCATATGATTCATTTCTCACTTGGCTTGGTGATGCAACTCTACCTCTTTCGGATCTTCTACCGTAAGTAATTGTTCTTGAACCCTCTGTTGTTTCTCCTGTCATTGTGCCGGTTTTACCTGTAGGATTACCATTAGTAGGTGCACCAGCCGCCGCATATGCGTCAGTTGCTGATTGCTCATCCATTTCCCAACCTTCACCTAATTCATCTTCGTCATCAGATGTTTCAGTTACACCTCTTTTAAGAGATTTAGGATATGAAAATTTCATTTTACCTACATTTCCTTTAGGTTTAAATGATTCTTTCATTTTTTTAGGTGATGATGGAATAAATACACCATCGGTATCCTCATCCATTTCCCAGTTCTCCTCTAACTCATCTTCATCGTCTGATGTTTCAGTTACACCTCTTTTAAGAGATTTAGGATATTTGAATTTGTTTTTACCTTTGTTACCAATAACTGGTTTAAAAGCCTCTGTATACAAATCATCTACTTCTAATTCATAGATTGTAGACATTTCTTCTTCATCCATTTCGTCTAAATCAGCATACTTTGAATGTTTTTTCATAGATCTCATTGGCTTCATTGGCATGTCATCATCAAACTCCAATTCATATTCGTCTTCCTCAGTTCCTCTACCTGATGATTTCATTCTATCAAGTTTTTCAAATCCTTTCATGTCATCAAAATCACTTGGTTCGAAATCAAAATCACTAAACATAGATTCATTGATTCTTGATCTATTCATATTCCTTGATCTTTTATAGCCTTCTGTTTGGATTAGATAATCCTTGTCAGTTTCATTATCTGAAAGATGAATATATCCTCCATCTTTTTTAACAATAATTCCGTCATTATCTCCCATAGCTTTGAAAACTTTCAAAACTTCTGCGGGTGATGCTTGGGTCATATCCAAAGGCGTCATTTCATTATCACCAACAGGATTTGCGGAAACGCTTACATTAACCTCTTCGTCTCCCTCATCATCAAGTTCGTCGTCAACTGTTACGTCTGTTTCATTACCCATTGTTGGATCTATTTCGTCGTTGTCATCTTCAGTGTCATCCTCATTATCTAAATTAGGATCTTCTTCTTGTTCATACAAAGACTTTTTAGTTTTTCTTGAACCACTAAGTGATTCTTTAACTAATTCACTGATTTCTTGTTTCATCGTAGAAGCAAGTATTCCTTTTGCATTTTCGCTGATAGCTTCCTCGACTGCTTTAATTTGTAATAAAGCCTCTTCAACTACCGATTTGTTTTTTTCTATACTCATTTCTAAAAAGCAATGCGTTATATGTTTATTTACCTAATAAATATGTTGATGTTTGAAAAAAATTTTATTATTTAGGGTTTCTACAAAAATAAATTACTATAAAATAAAAAAGGACTCAGTTTATGAGTCCTTTAATTTAAAGTATTTTTTAAGTTATTATTCAATAACCTCATCAATTTTACTTTCAACTATTGCTGTGATTCGCCAATCCATAGTGTAAGTTTCATAAACTTTAGTCACTTTTGCTTCAACGTCGGTAGGTGAAAATCCTTTAACTAACTTTTCTTCTTTAATTTTTTTTACTTTACCTGTGTTTTCATCAACAATGTCTGTGGTAACTCTTGCTACAAAATATTTTTCGTTCATAATTTAAATTTTTTATTTATCTAAATAATCAGATAATCTTTTCATTAAGTCAACAGATTTTGATAAAGGATTTTCAGAAGAATGAATATTTTCGTGTTCTGTTAATTTTTCTTCGTAGTTTGGTCTATCCTCTTTATTTAAATAAAGGTATGCTCCTGGTGTTGATGGTGAAGAGACTAAGTCAAAACAAATAAGTTCAAAGTCATCCTGTACTTCATTTTGTTCACCTTTTTTAACTAATGATCCAACACCCCTTGATGATACCCCCATAGTCACACCTTGTCTCATCATGTTTGCTGCAACATCACCTTTAGATGATACAATACCTCTTTCGTGAAAACCAGGTGTCGTCAGTAATTGTATTTTACCAACTAACACGTTATCTTCCCACCATATGTCCGTTATTAAATGTGCAACTCTATCTAAGTCAATAAGTGAAGACTCAGGGTGATTAAGTTCAGAAATGGACATCCCACGATTAATCATTTCTTTATATTTTTCAGCCTCCCTTTTTAAAATCTTTTCAGGATATATTCTACCATTACGATTAGGTACTCCGTGTTTTTGAAGTGTTGCGTAAAACACAAAAGGTTTAGAATGATCTAACTTACCGTAAGATTCTTTTATTACTAAATTATTTCTGGAGTCGTTTGGGTTTATTATTCCTGCGTCCCACTCGACTAATATTCCTTTTCCTGTA